AATAAAAAACTTATTTTCAATATTTATAGTGTATGAATAGAAAAGTACCTATAAACAGGCTTTCAAAATTTTTTGGTGATAAAGATTTTTCTTTAGAATTAGAGATGGGTCAAGAATGGCTCTATGGCGATATGAACTTTACATTAGTTCTATATCAAATAGATCAGTCCAAAACAAAAAAAAGTAATGTTTATGGTGAAGTAGAAGAAGATGGAATTGTTTATACAACACCCGTTGAATTTAAAGGTTATGTAAGAGTTATGGAACCCCAAAATGAAAACTTGGGATCCACCAAACTCAGAAACTTAGAACCTGGAAATATTCAAATATCTGTTTATATTTCAGAACTCGAAGAGTTGGGTATAGATATAAAATATGGTGATTATATCGGTTATTATGAAACCGAATCAAGAGTCAGATATTATACTGTAGTAAACGACGGAAAAGTAACTTCAGACAATAAACACACTTACGGAGGAGTATATCCTTATTATAGGACAATTATTGCTTCACCCGTTAAGGACAACGAATTTAGAGGAAACTGATGGGATTTCCAAAAAAGATAAAGAAGAAAATTGATTTAGTTCCTGATAAGATACTTCTTGATAGGAGGGAACAACTTTTGGATTATATTACTGAAGATGGAACTTATCTTCCCAAAAGTATTTTACACGAAGATCTTGATTTGGGGATGTTGGAGTTTGTTAAGAATGATCTTTCAACCGTTGTTTCAGGAAAAAAAATACCCACCATTGATATTATAATCACTACTCAGAATTGGGCACAATTTGCTGAAACTTGGAATTTCACGGATTTGGATGAAAATATAAATCCACCTTTTATTGCCACCGTTAGAAATCCCGATGTAAAATTTGGATCTAATCCTGCTTTGAAATATAACATTCCCAACAAGAAAATGTTTTATTACGCTAAGGTTCCGACATGGGATGGGAACAGAAAGGGGATGGATATTTACAAAATACCCCAACCTGTTCCTGTTGATATTACTTTTAATGTAAAAATTTTCTGTAATAGAATGACTGAATTGAACGCATTCAATAAAGTCGTTGTTTCTAAATTTGCTTCACGACAGGCTTATACATTTATTAAGGGTCACTATATTCCGATTATATTAGAAAATGTTTCGGATGAATCTGTTTTGGATTTGGAAAAAAGAAAGTACTATATTCAAGATTATAGTTTTACAATGCTTGGGTTTTTGATTGATGAAAAAGAATTCGAGGTCTATCCCGCTATCAATAGAATCCTACAAATGGTTGAGGTAGTACCTGCGAAAAGGAAAAGACAAAAATTTGTTGTTCCTGATTTAAGAGATACTGACTTTTCTTTTAGTTATTTAAATGGTCTTACAACTTTGAGTCAAAAGTTTGATTTCAATGCCGATCTTACATTTGGTGATTTAATTAATGTTGAGAGTTATTATGTCTACGTCAATAACGAGTATTTTGGTGAAAATTCACCTTTAGTTTTTGTCAATAATGGTGATACCGTTTTAATAACAATAAGAAAAGTTGACAGTAATGAAGATAGTAAAATTATGGTGACATCAAAGTTGATTTGATCATTCACCATATATGTCTTTCTTTTTTTTACAATTATCAGTTATTAATTTTTCCACAAATTTGTGAATTTTAATACCATTCTTCATACAATAATTTTTTAATACTAAATGATGTTCTTCTGATATTTTTATATTCTTCATATAGAAAATATACGTTATTGATGTTTTAAATCAAGGATAAAAAAGTATGAAAAAATTATCTTTTTTTGAAAATTTGTTTTGTTACCTCATTCTTTTGAGATTTTCCATAATATTTATGAAAAAATAAAAGTAAAGAATTTTTAATCAAAAAATGGCAACAGCAAATTCAGTATTCGTATCTCCTGGAGTATATACTTCAGAACGAGACTTATCGTTTGTGGCTCAAAGTGTGGGTGTTACCACGTTGGGTCTCGTCGGTGAGACATTACAGGGTCCCGCATTTGAACCCGTCTTCATCAAAAATTTCGATGAATTCCAATTGTATTTTGGAGGAACCAATCCAACCAAATTTGTAAACACTCAAATCCCAAAATATGAGGCAGCTTATATTGCTAAAGCATATCTTCAACAATCCAACCAACTTTTCGTTACAAGAATTTTGGGTCTTTCTGGTTATGATGCTGGTCCTTCTTGGTCAATCAAAACCATTTCTAACCCTGATGTAGACACCGTTGCATTGTCCTCTAACTTAGGTACTTTTGGTTTCACTTTTGTGGGTACGACAGCTTCTACAAGTAGCGTCTCTATTACCCTTTCAGGTGGTGGTGCTAGTTCATACATTTCAAGTGTCACAGGTAATACTGTAACTTTTGCAAATGGTACTACTTCTACTGTATTAGATGAAATCGAGGGTTTTGCTTTTGATATTATTTCAGACAATACTTTGTCAGGAGATACTGCTTATGTATATGGTTCTTTATCCGCAGGTACATTCAATGCACTTACAGCTGCTGGTTTCACAGAACTTGTTAACGTGTTTGGTTGTGATAATTTGAACGCATCAAGTGCGGATTTAACAGCGGTAAGTAACGATACATGGTATTATAGTTTGTTTGAGTTAACCAATGATACTTACACTGGTTTGTCCTTCACATCAAGAATAAGTACATTGACGACTAACGGAACTGGTTCTTACACAGGTACTTGTGTCGGTTTTGTTAACTCTTATACAGCAGATACTTACTCTGATTCTCATAACTTAGTTGTTGGTACTTTCAGATCAAGAGGTGTTTCACTATATAATGATAACAATAACCCAACCTACGAAGTAACAGGAACTACCGATGTTGTTATGTTAGATAACTTGAATGGTATTTCACAAAATCCTTTCAATAACTTCACAGTTTCTGGTATTACAAAAGATTCGGTTACATTCAGTTTCCAAACTTCATTCCAGTCATCTAATACTGATTTTGTTGGTAAGGTGTTTGGTAGATCCAACTTCAACAAAGATAGAACGGAAGTTCCTTTGTTCATTGAAGAAGAGTATTCAGGTCTTATGGCAACACTTTACAATCAAGGTAAAATTAGAGGTCTTTCGACAAGTTTGGTTTCTTTTGATTCCGCACAAAGTTTAGATCCTGATACTATTGGTTGGTACTGTGAACAATATCAAACACCATCTACACCTTATGTTGTCTCTGAACTTCGTGGTGATACAGTTGAAAGATTGTTCAGATTTATTTCAATCTCCGATGGTAATAACGCTAACAGACAAATCAAGATTTCTTTGGTTAACATGTCTTTCGCAAACAACAACTTTGATATCTTGGTTCGTGATTTCTACGATACAGATGAAAATCCTGTAGTTTTGGAAAGATTTGCGAATTGTACTATGGATGTTTCAAGTCCAAGTTACATAGCTTTGAAGGTTGGTACCGCTAATGGTGAGTACGAATTGAAGTCAAAGTATATCATGCTTGAGATTGTCGAGGGTCACCCCGTTGACTCTCTTCCCTGTGGTTTCGAAGGATATATCTCAAGAAATTATTCAACTAACATTTCTCCCTTCTTGGTTTATAAAACACAATACTACACACCAGGACAACTTGTTTATACACCCCCATTTAATACACCCGTATTAACAGCAGGTGGTGGAGCTTCAAGTGTTAGAAGTTCAGGTGATAAAGTTAGAAGAACTTACTTGGGTCTATCTAACGTACAAGGTTATGATGCGGACTTCTTCTCATACAAAGGAAAACAATTACCTGATAACATTGCAACTGATACAACATCAGCTGACTGGACTTACTTGACTCAAGGTTTCCACATGGATATTAACGCAAGTGCTATCACGATTCCAAGTATATATGTAACTTCGGGTCAATCAGCATATCAGTGTGGTGTTGCTACTTTCCAAGCGGAACCAACTTCATCAACAAGTCCTTACTATAAAATTTACTCACGTAAATTTACTCTCTTACCTGCTGGTGGATTTGATGGATGGGATATCTACAGAGAATACAGAACCAACGCAGATGCCTACCAACTCGGAGATACCAAATATCTTCTCGGAGCAGCGGCGACGGCACAATTCCCTGACGCTTCAGGATGGGGAGCATTCAAGAAGATCACCGATGGTGAGAACACTGAATGGGCAAACACGGACTACTACGCATACCTTAAGGGTTTCCAAACATTTAATAACCCTGCGTCTGTTAACATCAATGTGTTTGTAACACCAGGTATCGATTATGTTAATAATTTAGCTCTCGTTCAAGATGCTATTGATATTGTTGAACAAGATAGAGCTGACTCAATTTACATCACAACCACACCTGACTATGATATGTTTGTAGCGACTACTTCAGATCCTGAGGACTTCATTTATCCTACAGATGCTGTTGTTAATTTAGAAGATAGTGATATTGATTCTAACTACACCGCAACTTACTATCCCTGGATTTTGGTTAAAGATAGTGTTAACAACACAAATCTTTGGATACCACCTACATCAGAAGTTGTGAGAAACTTGGCACTTACAGATAATATTGCATTCCCCTGGTTCGCATCAGCAGGTTACTCAAGAGGTTTGGTAAATGCTGTTAAAGCAAGAAGAAAACTTACACAAGAAGATAGAGACATCCTTTATCAAGGAAGACTCAACCCAATTGCTACCTTCTCTGATGTTGGTCCAGTTATCTGGGGTAACAAAACACTTCAGGTACGTGAGTCAGCTCTTGACAGAATCAACGTAAGAAGATTGTTGTTACAAGCTCGTAAGTTGATTTCCGCAGTTGCTGTTAGACTTCTCTTCGAACAGAACGACCAACAGGTAAGACAGGATTTCTTGGATGCCGTCAATCCAATCTTAGATGGTATCAGAAGAGACAGAGGTCTTACTGACTTCAGAGTAACTGTGTCAAGTTCCCCTGAAGATATTGATAGAAACCAATTAACAGGTAAGATTTATATCAAACCAACAAGATCTTTGGAATTTATTGATATTGAATTTGTAATCACACCAACAGGTGCATCGTTTGAAAATATCTAAACAACTATTTAATAAAAGGGGGAGAAAAGGTCTCCCCCTTTTTTAAAAAATGAAACTACTACGAAAAATAATATCAGAATATGTAGAGGAAAAATTCCTCTCTGAAGGTTTTGGTGAAGACTTGACTCCTGATTCAAAGTATTACGCTTTTGATTGGGACGATAATATTGTTTATATGCCGACCAAAATATTGGTGTTATCAGATGACGATAGAGAGGTGGGTATGGGTAGTGAAGATTTTGCAAAATACCGTGAACAGATCGGGAAAGAACCCTTTATTTATCACGGACTCACTATAGTAGGTTTCGCAAAAGATCCTTTTAGACATTTTTCAGTTGCAGGGGATAAACAATTTGTGATTGATGCTCTCACCGCACCTCCCGGTCCATCATGGAACGACTTTGTAGAGTGTTTAAATGGTGGATCTATATTTGCAATTATTACGGCGAGGGGTCACTCACCAAAAGCTATTCGTGAAGCTTGCAAAAATTATCTATTGATGAATTATAATGGATTAAATGGAAATGTTTGTTACGAAAATCTAAAAAAATACCGTGAATTAACTGGTGAAGTCACTAACTCTTCAAAAACCCAAATGATCGACGAGTATCTCAACTTGTGTAAATTTTATCCTGTGACATATGGAGAGGGAAGTGCTCAAAACCCCGAACAAGGTAAAATTAACGCTTTAAGAGAATTCATAGGATATGTAAAAGAAATGTCTGCAAAATTAAATAACAGAGCATTTTTCAAGAATGATGTAAAGAATTTTTTTGTACCCCAAATAGGATTTTCCGATGACGATCTTAGAAATATAGAAAAAATCAAAGGATTTCTAGAAAAAGAATATCCGGAAGAAAGTCCAGTAAAAGTTTTTGCAACACATGGAGGACAAAAAAAAGAAATAAAATAAAAACTAGAATATTTATTATTAAAATAAACTACCTAGTGAACTAACTAGATAAAGAAATAAAATAAACTGAATAAAAGTAAATAGAAAATATGGCAGACTTACTAATGAAAATGCCGGTTCCTTATGAACCCAAAAGAAAAAATAGATTTATCCTTAGATTTCCTTCATCTTTGGGTATAAATGAGTGGTTTGTTGAGTCAACCTCAAGACCACAAATTACAATCAACCCCGTTGAAATTCCATTTTTAAATACCTCTACCTATGTTGCAGGAAGATTTAATTGGAATACCATCAATGTTACCTTCAGAGATCCAATCGGACCATCAGCGTCACAAGCACTTATGGAGTGGGTTAGACTTCATGCTGAATCTGTCACAGGTCGTATGGGTTATGCTGCGGGTTACAAGAAAGACATTGACCTTGAACTTTTAGATCCAACCGGTGTTGTGGTTGAAAAGTGGATTTTACAAGGTACTTTCCTTTCTGATGTTAACTTTGATTCGTTAGGATATAGTGAAGATGGTCTCGCAACCATCACAGCAACACTTCGTCCTGATAGATGTATTCTTGTCTACTAAGTTTCTGATTATATATCGGTAACTGATATTGACTTTATTATATTTCAGTTTATTTTAGCCTCGGAGCCAATCTCCGGGGTTTTTTATTATGGACAATTCAAAAGTTTACGGACAAGAAAATTTTAACTTACCACACGATGTGGTCCCATTACCATCACAAGGTAAATTTTATGCTTCGGGAAAGAAAGCGTTAAAGGTGGGGTATCTAACAGCCTCCGATGAGAATGTTTTGATGAGTCAAAATCTCAAAGATGTTAACAATATGATTTTAACTCTCTTGAGAAGTAAAATATATGAACCTGATATCCAACCTGAACAACTTTTAGAAGGTGATGCGGAAGCCATATTGGTTTTTTTGAGAAATACGGCATTTGGTCCACAATACAAAATTAAAACAACTGACCCCAAGACAAAACAGGTTTTTGAAACGGATATTAATTTGGATGAACTAAATTTCAAGAAATTAGAAAAAGAACCGGATCAAAATGGTCACTACACCATCAAACTTCCAAAGGCGGGGAACGAAGTGAAAGTAAAATTGTTAACTTTGGGTGACCAATTTGCTTTGAGGAAAATAAGAGATTCCTATCCTAATGGTATGGTTGCTCCAATTGTAACAAAAAGATTGGAGATGAATATTGTTTCGGTTGACGGAAATGAAGATAGAAGTGATATTTCAAGATTTGTAAGTATGTTACCTATCGCAGACTCCAAATTTTTGAGAAATGAGTTGGACAATTTGGAACCGAGACTAGACCTTAAACAAACAATTTTAGCCCCGTCAGGAGAAGAGGTACAGATCAATGTATCCTTTGGGGCTGAATTTTTTCGTCCTTTCTTCTGAATATAAGCAAATACAACTCAAAGAATTCTATTACTTGGTAAGGAATACTGCTATAACCTACCAAGATTTACAAATAATGCCCGTTTATGAAAGAAAATTTATGATAAGAGAACTTTCCGAAGAGTTTGAAAGAATTAATGAAAAGAGGAAAGGTAGATCATAAATTTCAAATTCATCTATTTATAAAATAAAAATAGATGTCATATAGTTCACTAAGTTTTGGTAATAGTATTTCTGATATATTCAGAAAAAATAATATTATCAAAAACCTTTCTCCATATACCATTGAAGGTAGTTTCTCTACTCAAGTATCAGGGGAAAATGGAATTTTTCCGATTAAACTTAGGGATTCGGCGGTAAAGGATTCGGACGAGTTATTAAAAAAATATCCCGAGTATTTAGAAAAACAATATCTTTTAAACTTTTTTGGTCCGCAAGACGGATTTGGTGAACCAATATCAATTCAAGATATTCAGAATATCATCAATAATAGAGATACTTATTACACTTTTGTTTCATCGTTCTATCCACTACAAAATATTGTATTTCAATTAAACCCCGTCGGGTCAGAAGCTTCATTAAGTAATGACTCCAAACTGGCTCAAATTTCTGCAAACCTTTTAAAACAACAATTTCAATATAGAATTGGTCAAGAAATAAGGGAAGAAACATTCGGAAGAGTCAATCTGTTGGATGCTTTGTCGGATCCTTATGAAGCGACCGCATTACTTACGGGAAACAGAACTTTAATAGAAAGAAATTGGCAGATTTCACAACCTGACAATTTGGTAGGAAAAGGGTTGGACTTGGTTTCAAGAATTACAGGTGTTTATAGTCCATATTCTTGGATACCCGGTGATTATTTTGATGATTCATCACCCGTAACCGCAAATGAACAAACAACGGTCGGAGGTAGAATAGTAAACGATTTAAGACAAGCGATATCATCCATAGTTGGTTTCGGTAGACCCGAACTAGATCCTTCATTTAACTTTTTACAAAATACAGGTGGAGGTCAAAAATCTGTTTTATTCAATAATCTCGAATTTAACAAATACAGACCTGAATACAGAAGTTCCCAAGTACAAGCCGCTCAAACCTTACTAGGACAGGGGATACAATCAATAGCTGAATTAGGTAGAGCCTTGGGTGGGACACAACCACCCGCCGGACAATACTATCTTGGAACACAACAAACACCAATACCAAACTTAGTCGCACCACCAAACGACCAACCATCGGGTATGGATGGGGTTCCTGTCTATGGTTATACTATTTTAGGTAAAACATATGAAGGGGAGGGATTAGATGGTACATTCAGGTTTGGTTATGCCGGTAGATCATTCTATAATCAGGGTGATATTCAAGGTGGTTTTTCATGGGCGGGTGCCGATACAACACCTGTTGGTGCTTTTGTTGGACCAAACGGTACTACGTTTGGTGGAAATGCATCATCAACGTTTGGAGGAACAGTTTCAGACGGATTTGCATTCACAAAAGATTCGATATTAGACAAAACACAACAACTAGTTTTATCTAATCCAGGTGGTGGTAAAGCTTTTGAGAGTATTGGTAATGCGATAAACCAAGTATCTAAAATATTCAATGATGGGTATAAAGAGATAACTAAGGGATCCAAAGTTATCAAATACGTTGACGTGGATGGTATAGAACAAGGTGCTGAGTACTGTAGAATATTCACAAAAGACCAACCATTTACCACGATGAGTAGGTTACAGAAAAAAACACGAAATATTCGTGGATTTTCTTACTCTAATTTAGATGCCCCTTACAATCTAAATATAACACCAACAAAAGGAGTAGATTCTACAAATCTAACCAACGAAGGGGTCAAGAAATATATGTTTTCTATTGAAAATTTGGCATGGAAACCTTCGAAAAAGAAAGGATTTACTGTTCAAGATTTACCTCTTTGTGAGAGGGGTCCAAATGGGGGAAGAATAATGTGGTTTCCACCATATGAACTAACATTTTCAGAAAGTTTATCAAGTAAGTGGAATCCGACCGAATTTATTGGTAGACCCGAACCAATTTACACCTTCGGCAACGCAACGAGGAGTGGAAGTTTATCTTTTAAAATTGTTGTTGACCATCCATCAGTTTTGAACCTTATTGTTGATAAAACACTAAAAGGTCAGAATGCGGAAGAAACGAATTCAATTTTGGAATCCTTCTTTGCCGGATGTAAGGAATATGATCTATATGAATTGGCGGCATTGTATAATACAATACCCCTAACTGAGTTACAACAAATACAAGTTATACTCAATCAAACAACGGATACAACAACGATTGAGGAAATGATATCACAAACAGCACCTGAACCTCCTGTGGTACAAGAACAACCCGAACCGGGATCGCCTGGTGGATCGGACGAAGTTGCACCACCTCAAAACCCTGTTGTTTTAGATCCCGTTAATTGTGAAGTTTCATGTTATTTTAGAAATGATTATCCTAAACCTGATGAGACCGTACAACCTTTCAATACTTATTTACAAGTATATATCGGAAAAAAACAGGCTTATGTTAATTGTGCACCTTCAGCACAAAAACAAGGAGTTGGGAACTTCTTTGATAACGCAATCAGCCAAAATCAATCAGAACTTGATGCGTTGTGTGATCAAATATTTGAGTTATGTAATCAAAATTATAATGTAACAATCAACTTGATAGGGAATACCTCAAGTATAGGGAGTACAGAATATAATAGAAAACTTTCAGAAAGAAGAATTTCTTCAGTTCAACAGTATATAGAAGGATACAAAAATTCACAGTTATCGAAATTTAAAGATTCTATACTCAAATATAAATCCCTTCCTGAAGGAGAAACTAATTCAGATTCAACAGAAACAGGACCTTTGAGTGATACTGTTTGTGCGTTACAAGCTATAGAAAACAGAAATGTCAGAGTTCAATTGGTGGCTGATCCACCTCCCGTTGAGCCAACACCTGAAACCGTAGCGGTCAGTGAAACACCACAAACAGACGAATTACCCAACCCAACAGATGTACAAAACGGGACAATACCTCCTCAAAGTATCCCAAGAACCGTTACAACGACAACAACAACAGAGACAAGACAAGTCAGTGCACTTCCGGGTTTAGCCAAAAAAGTTTTAAGAAATTTACTTTCAGAATGTTCGTATTTTGAAATGATGAAAGAGGATTCACCAGTTATATATGATTCATTAAAAGAAAAACTCAAATATTTCCATCCCGCCTTCCATGCTATCACACCTGAGGGATTGAATTCAAGATTAACCTTTTTGAATCAATGTACAAGACCAGGGTCAACCATACCTGTAATCAATGATCGTGGTCAAGAAGTAATAAATGACGCAGAGAACACATCGTTTGGTGCACCACCCGTATGTGTTTTGAGGATTGGTGATTTTTATAACACAAAAATTATTATAAATTCCATAAGTTTGCAATACGAAAATTTGGATATAAATCCTGAAGGTATTGGAATTCAGCCCATGATAGCGGGTGTTACGGTTAATTTTGACTTTATAGGTGGATCAGGGCTCAAAGAACCGATTAACCAACTTCAAAATGCTCTATCTTTTAACTACTATGCAAATACAGAGATGTATGATGAAAGAGCAGAGGCGACCGAAGATACAAGTGAAATTGACAACAACTTGTATAAACAAATTCAAGAAAACCAAGCAGTAAAAACACAAGGAAACACATCCCAACCCAACACTGCGGGTACATATATTGGATCTGTGGTTTCAACCGAAATAAATGACACAGGTTTCACGGGTACTTTAAGTTATGAAACCATTATAAATGACACCAAAGATAAAGTTAGGAATTATGTATTTGCCCTCACAAACAACCTTGAAGCTTTTGCGGTTGAAAGGGGGTGGGGTTTTATGACTGAAATGAATAGGTTGAACAGATTTTATGAAAATGGTACCTTTGATTTTGAGAATGTTCAGATTTACGGAAGTCCTCAAAATGTACAGGGAAGAGTGGATACCATTTTTACAACAGCTAAAGGATATTTTGACAACGATGAGGGTTATATATTAGAATGGATTTCAAATACACCTTTGAAGACCAAAACCAAGAGAACAATCAAAAAGAACTTGGTAGATTTTATTAATAACAAGAAAAACTTTGTGAGTGGTAACTCTGTTTTAAAATTCAATGAGGTTAACACGAATCAAGTTGATATGGTCAAAAATATAAATAAGTTGAATTATATAACACAACAAACTTCTGATGGGTTTATTGATACCAAAGGTAACCCAACCATAGTCACAGTTTCTTTACCAACAATAGCAACAGATAGTCCATTTAAGGAAATTGTGACATTATCTGAAGATTTAAATAATTTCTTATTAAGTGATTTACAAGGAGTTGGTATTTTTGATCCATCACCAAATATTGAAGAATCACCTGAAAAATATTATTATGAGTATTTGACCTTATATGAAGACATCGTTGAGCTTGATTTCAGAGTAAAATTAGTAAACACCTTACTCACAAATGTTGATTCGGATCAAGAATCATCTGCTAGAGTTTATTTGAACGAAATTATTGATAAGATGTATAGTGAATACGGATATCAGTTGGAACAAAAATATACAGAAACTAAATTCAAAGAAGCTTTTGATAAGATCAACGATAAATTTGAGGTTTATATCCCATTCCAAAACTCAACAGGATTTGCATTTGGTATAGTTCAAAATACCAGTCCGAACTCCACACAAATTGACGAATTAAAGAATTTATACGACGGGGTAAATTCAGGATCCAATGACACCTTTAACGGAAAAGAAAACTTTGTATAATGGAATATTACAATAGATACACCAAATTTATATTGAACGGACAACAATCTGTTGTACCCTTCGTTGAATTGCCTTCAAAATCCACAGATAAAAAGTATATTTACAAGGTGGGACAATCAAGATTGGATAAAATAAGTCAACAATTTTATAACACACCTTATTTTGGTTGGTTGATTTTGCAAGCTAATCCTCAATATGGTGGAACGGAGTGGTCAATTCCTGACAACGCCGTTATCATTGTTCCATTTCCTCTTTTACAATCGTTACAAGATTATAAAGCAGCATTAGATACACACTTCTTCTATTATGGCAGGTAATCTTTCGGAAGAAAAACTATATTATCAGGATTATAATAACGTCATTTTGTTGGATCCGAATAAGGTCTTCAATGCCGATGGAAAACCTGTGGACAGGTTGGTGCAACACGAAAACCTTATCTCTTATGCGAATTTGACTTGTAACGTTATTCCAAGAACAAAACTTGCGGTTGGAGAAAACTTCAATACAGAAATTAGACAAGTACAATTGGCGAAGATTAATTTCTTGAGACCTTCTGACAAACAATTTTTGGATACAACTTGGACTGATGAATTGCTCGGAGATTACGGAAATATTGGAAATACCAATAAGTTAAATCAAACCTCAGAAGAACAAAGGAAGAATCTTACTAACACCAACTATGATACTCAATTGTTGGGTATTACTTCCATATCAATAAGAAATAACAAGATATTCATCCCTGAAGTAACGATTGAATTGGAAGATATTCAAGGGAGAGCTTTGTTTGAAAAAGGGGAAAAGTCACCCTACGCCGCTTTCTTCCAATTACCATATCCCTTGTTTGAATTAACCGTCAAAGGGTTTTATGGTAAAGCAGTAAAATACGAATTGAACTTGGTTTCATTTAACGCAAGGTTTAATCCGGGTAATGGTAATTATCAAATATCAATAAAGTTGGTTGGAAGAACACCAGCATTATTTTCAGATATTGATCTGACGTATATGTATGCTCTTCCGTATATGTACCCTGCCACTTTTTATACCGATACGACAACAAACAATCAAACTACGGGAGATGTTGCTCAAGATTTACAAACACAAACCACACAGGGAACCACAAGAGGATATCAAAAATTAAAAGAAGTTTATTCTGTTTATAAATCCAAAGGTCTAATTCCACAGGATTTTCCTGTGATGAATTTGGATCAACTAAGAATAAAGTTGGATTTATTGATTAATCAACAGTTATCTTCATTTGGTGAGGAAAACTTCTCCGTGTTGAGTGATATTGCAAGATATGAAGATGATTTACAGTTATTTTATAACAATATTTTCGGAGGGTCATCTTCGGCTTGGTTCAATAAGTGGACAACACCCACAAATTATTTCATTTCCAAAACCGATGCAACAACAAGATATTACCCAATAGATTCAAGTGGAACAACATTGACATCAATCAAGGGTGAACTTCAAACTTTGATTGATAACTACACCGCCAAATTACTGGAAAATCCAACACTAGGTAAAGATGGAAAATATACTGCGGGTAAAGTTAAAGGTAAATCATCATCAATAGATGTCAATATCTCAGTTGATGATATTATACTTAAAGATGATGTTAATATTGACTTTGAATCCAAATATAGATCAGATAATAATAATAGAACACCATCACCAGCCGAACTTCAAAAGTTCATTCAAACATTTATTTCGTCCAAATTAGATGCGACATATATTGATCCAACCAAAGCACAAGTTGTAAACAATTATGGTTTGGTTCTTAAGGGACCAAACACAGGATTTGAACAAAAAATTGCACAAATCAGGAAACAACTCAAAGAAAAAACCGAAGAAATTGAAAAAACGTTAACCGAATCATTATTAGAAAAAATAGTTGATCCAAATTATGGACTTGGTTTTAATCCAACAATTAGAAACGTAATGGCGGTTATTGTTGCTCAGGTTGATGCATTTTTAAGATTAATGGATGAGGTTCATAGTAAAGCTTGGGATAAAAGACAAGATCCTTTGAGAATAAGTGCTATTCTTGGTGGAATAAATACCGATAGCACCATTCCAATACCATCCGAAGATCAGATTGTTTATCCGTGGCCCTCATATACTGAAGTAAAAGATGCTGAAAATAAAATAGTTGTAAAATATCCAGGTGATTCTACCGCTTTTCAAAAAACAGGGGCTTACAATTTTGAGGTTTGGCCTGAGGTTGAATTTGTTGAAAAGTTTATTTCTGGTTTGATTCCGTATGATGAACAGATTCTCAAGAATCCGGTTCAAAATGTGGAGCAAACACCTCCCTACCTTTCATCAAACGCTTTGGAGTTCCCATTCACGAATATACCCTACCTTAATTTGACTGATGTTTCGGTGATATATGAACTATTTGAAAGAACATTGGCGAGTTCATATTATATTGGATTGATGAAGGGGGGTAAAGACCCAAAACAATTGTATAAAGTGTTGGGTGACTTTGAAAAATACAACCTTTTACAACAAATTAGTGAATCTATTTCTTTACTTGAACTATTCAAAAAAACACCCCTTACCGCTCAGAATTATGAAGATGTGTTGAGAAGTTCCTCTAACGATGCTACGGGTTTATATTGGAATCAATACATAAGAGACATTTATACGACACCATATATACGAGAACAACTTAAAACAAGTTCAGAAATTCTCAGTATTAAGTCGTTAGAAAATAATTCACCAACCCTCAACGGAGAACAAGAAACGACCAAAACTCTCCAAGAGTATATAAAGAGTAACGATTCAACAATTAAGGATCTTCTTAACACATATCCTTTTGATAATACTGAATGGAGAAAAAATAACTTGGCAGGATTTCAAGGGGATAGTGAAAGTGGATTCTATGACACAACCAAAGTATTAAATTTCTTTTCAGATAAAAAAGTTATAACAAATTTTACGGATGTTAAATCAACAACCGATAGAAGACCATTCAATTACTTTAATTGGCAAGAAAATTCAATATTACAAAATACCGCAAATGGTGATGACCTTTCAAATATCACTACAGGTACGAATTTAAAACAATTCTTTGATGAGAGGGTTGATAACACCAAAAAAGTTGTGTTAGAAGGATCGGTTTATTATTCTAACTACACAAACAACGTTACGGCAACACAAACTACTTCCATCCTGAACACTCCCTACTTTGTTAATTCATTTACTCAAGGTGTTCAGAACTTCAAACAAAATGAAAGTCACCCGTTTAAAGCGGCGGCTTATTTGTTCTTGAACTCACTACCTTTAGCCACAACACTTGAGAGATATATCACCAAAAAAGATAACACAAATGAGTTTTTGAATTATATCGCATCCACGATGACCAAGTTTTCGGGTATTCATAAATTACCGTTTGCTTGGGTATTGAAATACGGAAGTATTTGGAATAGATATAAAACTTATATTGAAACGGGAGTTGATTTCTTGGATGAATGTTGGAAAGATATAGATTATGCTGGATTATATGACCCTATTGGTAGTGCAACCACCAAAACATATAGTTCATCTACAGTGACTTACACGATGGTAAACCAACAACCCACCATCAACAACTTCCAAGTTGGTTTTTATCCAAAATTGGTAAACGACCTGACTTATCTTTATGTTGGAAAAAATGTTTTTAGTGGTTATACTGACTCTGAATTTCAAAATGCATTAAATCAGGGGTTAAACATCAAAGAAAACACCACATCAAGATTTTTCCAAGTAGGGGAGGGTGTTCAAAATCAATTTATTTCGTCAGGATATTATTCGTATTTTGATCTTGGATCATTAGTGGATCTATCAGGAACAGGTGTTAATGATTGGATATTATTTCCAAGTATTGGAGGACTGAGATTTAATCAAACCTCACTTGAATATTTCAAAGATGGGGTGTTCAATACAAACTTAATCAACAACAAATCCTATTATAACGGAACGGCGAGAATGAGTTGGAATTCACCAAACTTTGGGTATTTCAATACATCCACAATTAGAAAACCAACACCGAGTGAGTATATGAAGGTTATCTTCTCAGGTGAGAATAAAGTTCAAGAGTCATTCACTTTGGCGGCGAGATATTCATCCATTGAGGAAATATTTGGTGTTTTTGATAAGGCAACTTTGGATTTATTTGAACAGATGTTTTTGAAATTCTGTGAACATCCGAAAGATTATGACAACGCACAACTTGGGTCGGGTAACTTCAAGAACATTCTAACTGACAACTTACTTTCAGAAACGGAAAACTTCAAATTCAAAAACTTTGTTGGTGTACTGAAAGAATTTTTCAGAGTAAATCCATCTGATGTTTCTTCGGATCCGACTAAATTATCTTATGAATTATCCTCTTTCCAGGAAAAAAGGATTTTGAATCATATAACTGCATTCATGAACTTGGATGTTGTATTGAAAATCGGAAATTGTGGAAATTATGATAGAAAATTATTTGATAGTTTATCAGGAAATCAAACACTTGTACCTACCGATCCCGATACTTTTGCAAAATATGAATTAAATACATTACCGACTGGTGGTGGAACAATCACTCTTTTACAATCAAAGGCATTAAATCCTGATGCTTGGATCACATTAGAAGAACATGTAGGATTTTCAACAATATCGGGTCTTACTTATACAGATAATGGATCTTATATTACTGATTTCTTCCCCACGATGGATATTGCGTTCACATCAGGTAATGTTCAACTTTTAAGTAAAGTCATCAAGATTTTTGCAAATGAAAAACTCAAAAACCCTTCGTTAACAAAAACACAATTCCAAACAATACTTACGGACTATATTAATTCACTAAATGAAAATCATACGAATGTTTTAAACTACACACTTCAACAAGTAAAAAACCAAATTCCAACGGTAATACAAAAACCAGTGGAGTTCACCTCAAGAATTGATGGTGATGTTGTTAAAAATGACCTTTGGAGATTATTCAAAACATTAGACGAAAAATGGATTGCGGGTGGAAATTTCAAAGAAAAAACAATATTTGAAGAATTCTTATTTTTTGATAGAAGAAATCGGGATATTGGGCAGAAATTCATAGTTGATGTATATTCAATAAGAAAATATCTTTCAGATAAAAGAGAAAAAACCTCTTTAATTAATTTTATAAGTGGTATTTTCCAAGAAAATAGATTTAATTTCTTTGCTTTACCGTCATATGTTAATTTCTATGGAATTCAAGAACCAGGACTCAACACAGGACCAACAATTGGTAGTGATGATATTGGATCTCTAGCCTTTGGAACCTTCTTGGAAGTTGACTACCAAGATTCAAAACCAAAATATCTTTGTCAGTTTGTTGGAAAACTTAGTGAACACTTACAGGTTGGTGAAAATTATTATTTTGGTTCAGACGGATTGAATTTGGAGAATCCAACCGAGAATACTTTGATAGATACAAATCAGGATCAAAATGCCGATTTAGGATTGAGTAATAAGGTTGTTGCTTTTGCAGTTGACTTCGGAATACAAAATCAAAATATATTCACGTCAATGGCTTTAGATCAGGCACAACATAAAGTAACCGCCGAATCTTTGGATATTATGATGGCGTTAGCGAATCAATACAACTCAAACTCAGCAATGCCACAACCTCAAGGTTTATATGATCTTTATAAGAGTAGAAGTTACTCCTGTGAGGTTGGATGTATGGGATCTATGTTGATTCAACCAACGATGTATTTCCAATTGAGGAATGTTCCAATGTTTTCAGGGGCTTACCTTATTTTGGGAGTAGAACACGACATAAGAACAGGTGGTGAATTTACAACCAAATTCAAAGGGACGAAGATTTCAAAATATGAAGACGAAACACCGGAACAGTTAGTTACTGCGGTGAATAGGAATTATTTAAACAAAATTAAAGATAGAATCAAAAAATACAAAACCGAAGAAAATTTCATCTTGGCGACTCAAGTGGATGACCAAGCGGCTACTTCATCACCAACTGGTCCGGCGTCAGATAGTCAAACTTGTGAAGGAAAAATAGATGCCGTATTCAATCAAGTTCCGAGAAAAGACGCATCGGCAACACCTGTTACTAATAACATATCAGATGAAAGTTTATTCAATATTGTATCTCAGGTTACTTCTAACAAAAGAGTTGGTATAAACGCTTTTGTATTCCCACATCTTCTATACAATTATGAAAATTCACCTGTTTATGTTCAAAATAATTTATATAATTTTATTTTAGAAAGTGCAAACAATAGAAAACTATTGGGTACGGACGGAGTTTATTCAACTACTAACAGTTACATTGATGGGTGTTTGTGTTATCAATTGGCGGATAAAAATGTTGTTCCGTTGGCAACATTCTCATCACCCCAAAAATGTGTTCAGGCTTTTGTAAGTATAAATGAAAAATGGGTTGATGCTCTTATGAAAAATCCAACCGTTTCAGGTACGACATATAATATAGAGCCAAGAACTAACATGACAGATAGTGATAAAGAACAATTGTTCAATACTATTAAAAATTGTTGGACAAAATATAAACAAACTATAGGTGGTTCAGTTCTCGCCGCAGATGATGCAAAAATTCGTAGTAATATGAATCTTTACCTTTCTTTACTATAGTGATATTTATAAATAAAAAATGACCACAAAAGAAACATTAGATAGATTCTTGGGGAAAAATACAAGAATTACAGAAAGGTCTATCGGACCCAACCAAAAAGAAGTTTGTGATTTAGACACGAATGAGTGCTACATAATTTCAACAAGTGATGGACTTATTGAAAGAGTGGACAATAACCGAATTACCAACCGTAATGTTCAAGTAAGAACAAGCGGAGGAATAAAGCAACTTTTAAACGATTAAAAAAATGTCAGCAGAAAAAAGAATTTTAGAAGAAATCAAAAGATATCGTCAAATCAACAAATATATTGTAGAGCAAGAATTAGGTGCTGAGGTACCTGATACGGGGGCTGAGGCATTACCTGCGGAGGATGCGGGTGCAGAACCAACACCAATTGATACGGCAACAGACCCGGATGTTGAGAAAGTGGGTGACACTGAAACTACCGATGTCACCAACACAACAGAAACAACAGATGGTGGTACTGAAGAATTAGACATTACCGATTTGGTTACAAAACAAGATGATATTTTATCAAAACAAAGTGAAATGAACGATCAGATCGTTTCACAACTTAATAATTTACAAGATAAATTATCGGAAATGGATAAGATTTTACAAAAAGTAGATAGTTTAGAGGTAAAGTTTGAGAAATACAGACAAAAAACACCAGAAGAAAAATTACAATTAAGATCATTGGATTCTTATCCATATAGTCAAAAACTTACCGACTTTTTTGATGTAAAACAGGATGAGATGGAGGCTTCAGGTAAGAACGAGTATGTTTTGACAGATGATGAAGTAACCAACTATGATGCAAGTACAATCAAAGGATCTTTTAATACTTATGACGAGAGTTTACCTTTGAACAGATATTGATTTAAGACAATTTTATAACTATTATTAAGGGGTCATCGGTAAAATCCAAGACCCCTTTTTTTATTTGACAATACGAAACTTTGAATCTAATTTTTATCAAACCTTTTAACTAACACATTATGGCAACATCTTTAGACGCAGTACTGGCTCAGTACGAAAAAAACACCAAACCAACCGGTAATGGTAACTCAATGGATCGTGAAGATCGATTGAAGAAGTATTTCACAACTATCCTTTTGCAAGGAGAAACCTCAGGACGGAAGCGAATTCGTATTCTACCAACTCCCGACAATTCTTCACCATTTAAAGAAGTTTGGTTCCACGAAGTACAGGTTAACAAACAATGGCTTAAGCTCTATGATCCTGGAAAGAATGACAATGAACCTTCACCTTTGAATGATCTTTACGATGAACTTATGTCTACGGGTAAAGCACAGGACAAAGAACTCGCAAGTCAATATCGGTCACGTAAATTCTATATTGTAAAGGTAATTGACCGTGATGCTGAAGAGGATGGTGTGAAGTTTTGGCGATTCAAACACAACTATAAGAACGAAGGTGTATTGGATAAGATCATTCCGATTTGGCGAGAAAAAGGTGATGTAACCGACCCAACCAAAGGACGAGACCTCATCATCACCCTCACAAAGTCCAAATCCCCAAATGGAAAAGAATATACCACAATTCAATCCATTATGCACGACGACCCATCTCCTTTGGCTACAGACAAGAAACAACAGGAAGAGTGGCTTGCTGACGAATTGACTTGGGAGGATGTATACTCGAAGAAGCCTTATGAGTATCTTGAAGCAATCTCTCGTGGAGAGACCCCACGTTGGGACAATGCAACTGGTAAATATGTATATGGTGAAGAAGGAACTTCTGAGTTTGGTGGTGGAGGAACCACAGATGAAGAAAGTGACCTTGACCCACAACACAACGAACTTCCCTCGGCGGAACTTCCATTCTAAAAATCACGGGGAGGTTTTCCTCCCCTTTTTTAACTTATAAAAATTATGGCAATCAAGAAAAAAGATTTTACTTCGGTAAAGAAGAAGTTTTCGACTTCGGCAAAATACAAACCACAAAAATACTTTGATTTGGGTCAAGAATTTTTGGACGCTACAGGTATGCCAGGACCGGCTCTTGGTCACCTTAATATGTTCTTGGGTCACTCCGATACAGGTAAGACAACTGCACTTGTAAAATCCGCTGTTAATGCACAACAAAAAAATATCCTACCTGTTTTTATTATTACAGAACAGAAATGGAGTTTTGATCACGCTAAAATTATGGGGTTTCAGTGTGAAGAAGTTGTTGATGAAGAAACCGGTGAATTGGATTGGGATGGATTCTTCCTTTTCAAAAACGACTTTGATTACATTGAACAAATCACTGATTATATCAATGAGGTATTGGACGCACAAGATAAAGGTGATATTGACTACGATCTTTTGTTCCTTTGGGACTCGGTTGGTTCTGTTCCGTGTAAAATGACGTTCGACGGTAAAGGGGGAAAACAACATAACGCATCGGTTCTTGCGGACAAGATTGGGATGGGTATCAACCAACGAATTTCAGGAAGCCGTAGATCAGACAGTAAATACACCAACACTTTGGTAATCGTCAATCAGCCTTGGGTTGAACTTCCTGATAATCCTTTCGGTCAACCGAAGATTAAGGCGAAAGGGGGTGAGGCGATTTGGTTGAATTCATCCATCGTTTTCTTATTTGGAAATCAGAAAAATGCGGGAACAACCAAGATCAGTGCAACTAAAGACGGACGTAAGGTAAAATTTGCAACACGAACCAAAATCTCTGTAATGAAAAACCACATCAATGGGTTGGGGTATGAAGATGGTAAAATTTTGGTTACACCTCACGGGTTCTTGCATGGTAAAGATGCGTCAGAGGAAAAGACCTCTATTGAAACCTACAAAAAAGAACATGCTGACTATTGGAAAGAAATTTTGGGGTCAGGTGGAGAATACAAATTGGAAGAAGATGTTGAATCTTTAAGTGATTTGTTGTGAGAACTTTATTGGTTGATGGAAATAACCTCCTGAAAATCGGATTTCACGGAGCTAAGAACTTATACTCTCAAGATAAGAAAGTAGGAGGTATTTTCCATTTTCTGAATACACTTAGAAAACAACTTACGGAGTATAACTACGACAAAATTCTTGTATTTTGGGATGGTGAGTATAACTCTTTGGAAAGAAGAAAGATTCTTGCTGAATACAAAGCAAATAGAATCAAATCCGATGATTTTGACACAGAATCCTTTTACGAACAAAAGAACCGTATCCAGCTTTATTTGGAAGAATTCTTTGTAAGACAAGTAGAACAATCTGAGTGTGAATCTGACGACCTAATTGCTTTTTATACTCAAAATTCTGACAACGAACAAGTAACTATTTATTCGGGGGATAAAGATCTAACACAACTCATGAAAGAAAATGTGTGGATCTATAATCCGTTCAAGGGACTAATAAAGTATGGTGAAAAGATTCAGATAGTAAAAGATCTGTACGTTCCATCAGAAAATATGGCGGTCTTTAAGATTTTTTGTGGTGATAAGTCGGATAATATTAACGGAGTCTATTTTCTTGGTGAAAGAACTTTGGTTAAATTATTCCCTGATCTATTGACAAAAAAGATGGAAGTGGAAGAAGTATTGGATTTGGCTGAAAAACTTTTCGAAGAAAACAAAAGCAACAAAACTTTACAAAATCTTTTGACTGGTAAAACAAAAGATGGTATATTTGAAAAAGAACTTTATGAAGTCAACAGGAAGTTAATTGATCTACGAAACCCACTTTTAACACAAGAAGCAAAAGATGAAATATTAAGTCTAATCAATGAGAGTTTAGACCCCGATGGTAGATCATACAAACAGGCGATGAAACTTATGAGAGAGGATGGTCTGTACAATTTTTTACCAAGAGGGGACAATGCGTGGGTTGATTTTATCACCCCTTTTATGAAGTTAACAAGAAAAGAAAAACAAACCTTTAAAAAACAAAAAAAATGAAAGAACAGGAATTGAAAAAAATGGAATTGTTGATCACCCTCAACGACAACTTTGTGGTACAACGATTCTTTAATGTGCGGGACTATCAAGAAAACGCAGGACGATCTTTGAATCTCTATCACGAGTTGAATAATATCAAGAACATTATTCAGAATGATCTCAAGCGTAAGACCCTTGTGTATATGACCGACAATTATTTTCAGATCACTACCGATGAGTCCATCATGGAAACATCAAACACCGATGGACCAGAAAATTTTAACATTTATATTAAGGACGGAAATCGGACAATTTGTCACCTTCAGTTTGATGCGAAAGTTTACCCCCCAAAAGTTCGTTATACCGTTGATATACGACCACTTTTGAAAGGTGTCTTGCGTAACCTAACTGACATTTTTTCAGACGAAAATTTAACTTACTCTTACCTAGATTTAGAACTCGCTTAACTATATTTATAGAAAAATCAGGTAGTTTCATTCATGGCAAATCAGAAAAATTTCGGTTATTTAGGTAATAACTTCCAGCTTCAACTTCTCAATCAAATCATCTTTGATAAGAAGTTTTCGGGGTCTATTATGGAAGTTATTGAACCCACGTACTTTGACAACAAGTATTACTCAATCATTGTCCAAATGGTAAAGGAATACCACGCAAAGTACGAATCTATTCCGAACATTGCCACACTTGAACAACTAACTATCTCTGAAATTTCTCAAGAACAAGCCCGCAAGGTAATCATTGACACACTTGAAAATGTCAAGAACGCACCACAGGAGGGGCACGAGTTTGTACAAGACAAAG